GCTTATAGAATCTTATAAAAAACGTCATGTTGTTCATATCTTCTTAAATTTATATCTTGCATATAACCCTTACCTTCATAGAAATGATATAATTGTTTATTATCAGTATCAAAAATTAACATAATACCATTACATTTTTTATTATGTCCAATTTGTTCAGATATATCCATTAATTTACTTGCAATACCATTATTTCGATATTTTTCTGCAGTGTATACATAACTGATATAAAATACTAAACGTCTATCATCTAATTCCATAATATTCGCTGTTAAAAATCCAGCAATTTTATTAACTTTTTTATCAATTACTATCAATATAACACTATTTTCTGCTCTTAAATTCTTTTCTATATCTTCTTTTGTATGCATTAATTTTGCTTCTTCACCCAATTCTATAAAATTATTATATATTAAATCAATAAATATAGTTAAATCTTGTTTTTTTATATCATCATGATATAATGTTAATATCTCCATATATAATAAACTATAATAATTTATTTATTATTATATTTATCAAGTTCTGTTAAAGTTAAAACTTCACGTGTAAATGGATTTTTTGATGATTCTTTTATTAATAATCTTAATGTTATTTTTTCTAATTTTTCATTAAAATTTGGTAACTTATAAATATTTTCTATTTTTATTGCAAATAATGGATCAATTAAATCTAAATCTTGATTTTCATCTATAAATTTATTCATATCATTAAATTTTTTTTCAAGTATATTAATTTTATTCTTAAATAATTCTGGTAAATTAATATAATATTTATCATAATATTCTTTTATTTTAACATATTCAATACCGATATATGGCAATCTATCATATAACATTTGATTATATAACATAATATATTTGCTTATTATAAAATTATGTATTAATATTTGTGTATTAAATTTATATAAATTATTATTTCCCAATAAAAATAATACGTACGATGATATATTTAGATTATTTTTATAAATTATATAGTCATAATCTTCGTATTTAGATAATATATTTAATTTTTCACATAAAAATATTTCTATTTCTACAAATATATTTAATGTATTTATCATACCAAAAATTGTATCCTTTAATAATGTATATGTAGTATATGTAATTTCATTTTTCAATACTAATTCGATGATATTAAAACATTCTTTTTCATAAAATAACAGATTATATAATAAATTATACAATAAATCAGGATTTGATTCTTTATAATTTATATGATTGTGTTGATATATTTTAAATAATATTTTTGAAATTATCATAATAATATTTATTTTTTCATCAAATGTTGACCAATCTAAAAATTTTACATTTGATAAATAATAATCAATATAATATATCATATTTAATGGAATATTTTTATAAGAATCATTTGATATATATTTACATATTTTTATTAATAATAATGTTTTATCATGTATATTTAATAATGGATTATCTATTAAATTTGTCATTTTATTAATTAATTCATATATTTCATTATAAAAATTATGTTTTGTTAATATTTCAATATAATGCATAATATTTTTTATTATAGATATATCATAATTATATTTAATATTATCTAATATATTTATAAAAAAATTATTAATATTAAGTATATTATTTTCCGTAAGAAACATATTAGTATTTTCCATTTGAAATGTTTGTGTAACAATATCATTTAATTCAAATAATGGATATAATATATTATTTATGAATTCCAATCCTATTTTTGTTAAATTTATATAATTCTCTTTATAATAATCATTATTATAAAATTTATTAAATTCATTAATTTTATTAAATATATTGTTATGGAATATCATGAATGAAATTATAATATTATATATTATCTCATAGTTTATTTTTGCATTATAAATAAATTCTAATAAAGATTTTATTATATCAATCTTACCTAATGTAAATATATATATCAATATTTCACTATATACATAATTATTAAATTTTTTAAATTTATAAATATGATATAATTGTTCAAATCCTACATAATCAAGTAAAAATATATTTTTTAATTGATCTACATTATTAAGTGATTTTATAATGTCTAATAAAATTATTTTTCTATAAAAATTCAATTTATTAATCAACGGGTTTATAAATGATATTAAAAATAATTCATCATCTAAATTATTTATTATATTTTTTATAAATTCATCATAATTAAATTCATTAAAATCATTAAAATTATCATATATATACATTATCATGTTATCAATTAAATCATTATCCACAATATTGTCTTTGACTGATTTAAATATATCTGCAATTGATATTAAATTACTCATTTTATTTCTAATATTATTAATATAATAATAGTTAAATGATAAAAAAATATTTATTATATATAATATTAATTCTATTGGTTATATATCTTTTAAAATATAATGATTTTAATAAGTATGAATATTATGATGGTGTTGTAAGAAATATAAGTTCAATAGAAGATTGTGCAGATATCACATCATCTATATATGATGTTGGTGCATTTGCATATGATCCATCGAATAACAATTGTTTTCCATCAAAAACATCATTAACCAGACCTCCTATTCAAATTCATCCATATCATAATGATTTTAAAGTTACAGATATAATTTGTAATAAAACATTATATGCAAAAAACTCTGAATTAAATTTTGATCAAATTATTATTGGTAATAGATTATATGAATGTTATAACAATGATTCTAAAATTAAAAATGATATTGATGTTTATTATTTTCAAAAGAATAAACCCAAACAATTAATCACAAGACAAAATATTGCGGAATTACCATTTACAAAGCATAACTTTTTTAGTTTAGATTGGCCAATTAATAAAGATGAAATGAATGATATAAAAGTTAAACTTATAAAAAAACAAATAAATAAAAATATACCAACTGAGACAGAAAATATTATAGAATCTATTGATTGGTCACCAAAAATAGAAAGAAAAATTTTATTAGATGAAGAGACAAAATTAGATTATGGTTATGAATATAAATATCCAATATTAAGTTGTATAAATTAATTTCTATAGTTAATTACAAAGTTAATTAAAAAGTTAATTACAAAGTTAATTAAAAAGTTAATTACAAAGTTAATTAAATAAAATATATTTTATTTCTTTTTTCCTTTACTTTTTTTATCTCCTTTAGATTTTTTATCACACAGTTTTTCTTCTTTAATTCTGATTTCATCTAATTCTTTCATCCAGACATTATATGCTTTCACAAATTCGTCAAGTTCTTCAATCCATATATCTTCAACTGTTTTCTGTTTATAGTCTTGTAATATACGTTGAATATCTTCTTCCTCTTTTTTAAGTTCTTCTATCTTTTCGTATGTTAAAGACCAAAGAGGCATATCGATTAGATATTGATATGATTTTTCTTCATCAGTTGCTGTTATTTTTCGCGCAAGTCTTGGAAATTTAAGTTCATTTAAACGGTTGATAATAACATCTTTCTTTTGTTTCTCAATTATTATCTTTTTACTAATAATATACTCAATAAACATTCTCTTATATTTAGCAATATTGGCATCATTTTCTAATACTTTTATTTTATATTCTTTACGATCTTTATATTTTTGTAACCGACATGTATAAAAGTCTTCAATAATTTCATATGGAGAATCATATTTTGTAATTTTTCCATTTGCATTATATAGATACATATTTGATATAGTCAATGATGAATTAAGTTTAAGATATTTCTCAAGCTCTCCTGACTTAATAAGTTTTTGTAATTCACCTGGTTTAAATTGTACAGTAATATCAACTTTATTATTATATGGTTTCATTATAAAATCTATTACTCTCTTTTTAGAATCATCATCTTTCTTATCTTGTATAGTAATCGAATTTAAAAATTCTTTATATTTCTCAAATGAAATTGGTCTCAGACTAATTGGTAGTTCTGTAATATGAACCTTATCATCAGATACTATTTCATAACATCCTTCAACTTTAAATTTTTGATCAGATTCTTTAATAATTTTACCTTTATATCCTCTATAATATGGTGTTATATCTTCATATTGTTCGTCTTTTATAATCTTTTTAAGTCTGTCAACTATATCATTTGGATTAAATTGAACAATATTAGTAGAATATCCTGTACCAATACCAGCAGCACCGTTTACAAGGATCATTGGTATAATTGGATAATATAATTCTGGTTCTACTGATTTACCTTCTTCGACAATATATTTTAATATTGGTTCATCATCGTCACGATATATATAATGTGATAACTTGTTTATATTTGTAAATATATATCTTGGAGAAGCTGAATCTTTACCTTGCATACTTCTTGAACCAAAATTACCTTTAGGCTCAAGTAAATTAATATTATTACTTGTTGGCCAATTTTGTGCCATTCCTATTACAGCTTCGAATAGACTTTGTTCACCATGATGATATTCTGTTTCACAACCAATATAACCGGCAAATTGTGCTACTTTTATATCGGCAGCTCTCTTACCTCTCTTTAATCCCGCAAAATAGATTTTACGTTGCGATGGTTTAAAAGAATCAACAATAGATGGTATAGAACGTAAATTATCAGCATTGGAAAAGTGAATCAAATCACGATTAATGAAATCTTTATATGATACTTCACCAACCATTTCTAAAATATCTTCTGGATTATATTTGCTTAGCCATTTTTTACGATCATCTTTTTTACTCTCGTCAAATGCTAAAACTATATATGGATCTACATTTTTTAATTTTTTATTATTTATCTTTGTCTGAGCATCATATTGTTTATCATCTTGTTCATCATCTTGTTTATCATCACTTTCACTAAGATCATCATCTGAATTTACAATTTTTGATTTTTTAACAGATTTTGAAGATTTTGAAGATTTAGAATCAACTGATGAAATATCTTCAGAGTCGGATTCATCGAGTCCACATATAAAGTTTACTTTTTTATCGTCAAAATCTAAGAATGTCTCTTTTGCTTCAAGTGCCGTTGATGTTCCCAGCCCTTTATAATATTTAGTATCAGACCATAAAAGTTGATTGCCTTTTTCATTTTCTCTCCAAAGTTTATATTCATTTAGACTATAAAATATTTTAGGATTTTCTTGTTTCTTATCAGAATTTTTATATATTTTTAAAAGAGGAGTTCTGAGACATTGGATAAAATTATCTGTCAAAATGAGACTGGGCCACATATAATGAATCAAATTAATTATTAATCCTTTAATATGTGATCCGTCTGCATCTTGATCAGTTAATATAATAAAACCACCATAACGAAGTTCTTTAACTGATTTATATTCAACGCCTTGTTTTAATCCCATGATACGTTTTAATGTTATAAATTCTTCATTCTTAACTAATTGTTGAACTGTTGCATTTCGAACGTTTAATAGTTTTCCTCTAAGTGGAAAAACTCCATATAATTTGGATCCGATAATTTCTAAACCTTCTTTAGCAAAAGCTTTAGCCGAATCTCCTTCAGTTAAAATAAGTCGACAATTGTGTGAATTTGTACCTCCAGCATCTTCAGCGTCATCTAATTTCAATAAATCTTTAAGACTTTTTTGTTTTTTACCATCACTTTTCTTAAGTTCTTTATTTTCTCTAAATTCTGCAATACTCATAACTTCTTCTACAATGCCTGTTTTAGCAAATTTATCAATAAAATCTTGTGTTAATTCGCATTTTGAACCAAATTCATTTACTTTTCGTGTAAGTTTATCTTTTACTTGGGAGTTAAATGTTGGGTCTGCAATAGAACAAATCAAAAATAATGTTATATTTAATTTTATAGCATCAGGTTTAATATTTAGATCTTTATTTTTTTTCTTAATTATTTCTATTAATCCATCACAGATTTGATCAGTAATATATTTTACATGAGTTCCGCCATTATATGTACAAATACCATTTACAAAACTCATATTAGACGCACCAGCATTATTATCAAAAATAGCTCCGATCTTCCATCTTGGTCCACATTCAAATAGTGTAAGTGATTTTGGTTCAACATTATAATACATTTTTACATATTTTGGAAAGTCTTTACAATTTAATTTTTTTCCATTTAAATATACATTAACATTTTTATTTGTACAAATACATAGATCATAAACACGTTTACTAAATAATGCAATAGTATCTGAATTTAATCCTTTAAAACCAAAACGAGAATATTCTGGAATAAAAGATATTTGTGTATATGATTCTTTTTTATTATCTTTTACATTTGGTATAGTTTTATCTCGCATATTATTTGTAAATGTTTGTATATATGATTTTTTATTAATTGAATCTAAAGTTTCTAATATAAATTCTTTTGAGAATACATTAGTTAATTTTGCACCAAAGCCATTACGACCTCCTACAATTTTACCATCATCTTTATAATTTGATGAGGAACGAAAATGTCCAAAAATCATTTCTGGAACATATATATTGTGTTTCTCATTAATTTTAACTGGAATACCTGGACCATCGTTCCATACGGAAATTTTGCCAGTAGCTTTATCGAAATCAACTTTAATATTTTTACATTCTGAAGTGCGAATAGTATGATCATATGCATTAACAATAATTTCATCAAAAATTTTATATAGACCTGGAGAAAATTGTATATCGGATTTAGTAAATCTATCAGAATCTTCATCATATATCCACATAGGTTGCATTGATGCTTCTACTGTTCCAATATACATATCTGGTCTAAGTAAAGCATGTGATATATCGTCAAGCATATCATGTTCTTCTTCTTGTTTAACTTGTTTTTTACTTGTATTTTTAGACATTTATAATAGTATTTGTTATATAAACTATATCTTTAAGTCTTTGAGAAATATATTCAATTTTTTTTATGTTATAAATTTTTTAAAACAGTTAAAAATAAAAAAGTATAAAGGAGTGTTAAATATATAATAATTTATAACTTTTCATTGTAGTTTTTATAAATAAAAATGCGAATTTTATAAGTAACAAGTATACAAGTTTATTAACGAGTATTATGTTAAAAGTATACATAGATAATATAAGTAGTTCATCCAAATATCATATATTCGTGGATGAAACAAAAGTATATATATATAATAAATATAACATAAAAATAGTTTAATTTTAGTTATAATTTTTATATTTTTGTCAATATGTATCAAATATTAAACAATTCGAATGATTCGCACTAAAAATAAAACCCGGGGAGATTCATAAAAAAAATTTATGAAAATTTTTAAAAAATATTAAAAAAAAATTACTGATCTCCCTGCATAAAAAATTACATTCGAATTTGTGCGATATAAAAAAGTATATATATCTATTATAAAAATTATTTGTATATTTTTAATTAATATATATGCATACTTTTTTTTCATCCATGAAAGATATTATTTGGATGAAAGTATATTAGTATATATATATATTCTTTTTATAATATTTTATCGTAAAATTATAATATAAAAGTATAAAAGTATATAAGTATACAATAATAAAATTTATGCTCAATTCGAATGAAAGTAAAAAATATTAATAAATATTATATAAAGTAAACTATATTATATATTATATATATGCTTCAATGCGAATTATGTAAAAAAGATTTTAAATATAAATATTTATTAGATAAACACAAATCTAGAAAACGTAGTTGTAATATAATAGAAAATATTTTAAAAAATTACGATGAAAAAATCGATGAGATTGATGAAGATATAACAAATAAGACAAATGATTCAATAGAACATGGAATTAAATGTTTATTTTGTGAAAAAGAATTTTCGAATAAAGCAAATACAAAAAAAACATGTATCTATGGTATGTGTAATTAAAAAACAACTAATAAATAAAAAAACTTGTTTAGAATAAGAGAAAATAAAATTTATTGATCAACAAAAATTTAAAGAAAAAGACGATGAAATTAAGAAATTACGTGAAACTATAGAGAAAATTATACTTAAACAAAATACAACTAATATAAATATTACATATAATAATAAAGTTATAAACAATAATTTAATAGTAAATATAAATTCTTTTGGTAAAGAAGATTTATCACATATTACATTGAATGATTATAAAAAATTTCTTTCAGGATTTTTCCCGGGTTTTATCAAATTTATAGAAAAAGTACGATATAAATTCATAGATGAATTTTATCCTAGCGAAAGAATTTATTTCATAAAATAAATTCTTCCGGTACATTTCGATAATAATGCTCCAACAAACCATAATATTAATATAACTAATCTAAAATCAAAATATCTACATATATATGAAGATAATCAATGGACAGCAAAAGAAAAAGCCGATGTATTAGATAAATTTATAAATAAAAAATATAATATGTTAGTTGATAAATGTGAGGAACTTGAAGAAAAGAATGAAATTAGTGAAAAAATAATAGAAGATTTTATGCAATTTACACAGAATTATAAAGATGACGCAAACTTAAAATCATCTTTTAGATGATTTTTTGCCTCAGAAAAAAAGTTATACTTTTTCTTCTGAAGAAGCACAGAAAAATACAAAAAATAAAATATCTACAATGATATATAATGACAGAGATAAAGTAAATATGAAGTAAACGAAATAAATGAAAAAATTAACTTAACATTAAAATTAATATATATTAATATATATTAATATATATGTCAGAATTTGATAAACCAATAAATTATAAAACTGATGTTAAAATGAATTATGATAAATCTTTAGCCGATAATATTGATTATATTAATTTTAAAAATAATTTATTACATCATCAAAATAATCAAAATAATCAAAATAATCAAAATAACCAATCTGATACATATGATTATGAAGAAAATGAACATCAGATTAATCCATTATTTTCACCACAAACATTAATATCTGATCAATTTGATTATAATAAAAAAAATAAAATTAAACAAAAAGATTTTGATCCATATATAAATTATATTAATAACAAAGGGTTAAATGGACAGAATATTAAAGTTAGATATAATATTGAATATGTTAATATTGATAGCAGAAATAGGGTTACAATGCCACAAAATATTATATCAAAATCATTAAAATTAACCAATAATCCATTAACTATATCTAATAATGAACTATTAATATCATTAGATTCATTAGATTCATCTATTTTAAATACATTAAATGTTGGTGATAAATTTTCTTTATTAAATTTACAACCATATAAAAAAATATATATGGTTTATGGTGACTCGGATTATGCAAATACACAAAATACTAATCCAATTCCAAATGAGACACAAACATCTGAACCATTATTAATACAATTTTTTGAGGGGAAATCATATGCACAAATAAATATAAATCCAAATATTTATGTTAACATAAATACTACACAAGTTGATTTTTCTGCATTATATAATTTTTTTGATACAACAAAAGCAACTGTAACTATATCCGGTGTAAAAGGTGTACAACCAAGAATTATTTATACAAATACTAGTACAAGTATACAAAACGATACATATCAACTAATAAATAATAATAAAACTCAATATAAAATAACTAGTTCAAATATAAACAATTCTAATTATCCATATATTGGGAATATTCCAATATCTTTTATAAATCAAACACATAGAATATATATTACTCCACCTGATTCAATGGATACATTACCAAATATAAATAAATTTTATATATTATTACCTTGGGAATCAAATGGAACTAATGTTGATACAACATCTGAAAATTATAATGTCACTTTTAATTTTAACCATTATAATCTTATACCAGTTAATGAATTAAATGCAGATTATCCGATAAACACCGAACATATTAATGGATATCATATAATAACATCAGTTAATACAAATTATATAACATGTAAATTATATCCTCCTATAGATTTAGTATATATTAATTCTAATAATTATACATATCCAAATTTCGGAAATGACAATATATATTTCAATTTAATTGAAAAAATTACTTATGGATATCCAGATCAAAATAATTATACTATAACATTTAATAAAATATTTAATAATGTGATTCAAATAAGGATGATTGATAGTTTAATTAGAAATCCTTCAATTACATTTATAAATAGTGGTTCTGGAAAAAACAATAGATTATATTTTCAAAATATAGAAGATATAGAAGAAATTCAATATATAGAAATAACTGAAGGATTATACACTATACCTTTATTAAAAACTATGATAGAAACAGAATTTAAAAAACTCTCACGAAAAATTAATATTGAAAACTTTGGTTATGATTTAAATTATAATGTTATAGTAAATATTGATACACCAACAAATATAGTATCTTTTGAAAGTTATAAATCAAAAACTCTACAAGTAGCAATTACAAGTATAACACCTAGTATTAATCAAAATGAATTAACAATTGGTACTGGTACTTATACTATAACAATACAACATGATAATCATGGCATATCAGCTTCTTATGCATTTGGTATATTTTCTGGATTTATAGATCATTTAGGAATACAAGCATCTGATTTAAATGGTAAACATTATTTATCAATTATTGATTCAAACAGATATAGTTTTGTATTAACAAATATAAATTTAACATCTACTAAAATAATAACAAATGGAGGAAATAATATAAAAGTATTTATACCATCGCCTATAAAATTTTATTTTAATTATAGTGATACTATGGGTAGTGTATTAGGTTATAGAAACCCTGGTTATGATACATCTATTACTGAATATAATTATCTTCAAAAAAATACTGATCATTATATTGGTGAAATTTCAAAAGATGTTAATGGTAATGAAATAGTATTGACTAATAAATCAATAAAATTAAATAAATACAATTATTTTTTAATGATGTGCAATGTCCCTTTTATTGCAAATATTAATAATTTAACAAATGTACAAACAAAAGAAATATATTTTGCAAAATTTAAAATAACAGATGATACACTTATTTCTAATGAATATTCTAATTCACCGATATTTTTATATGATCCAATTGTTTATATGAATCAATTAGGATTTACTTTTTATAATCCAGACAAAACTCTAGTTGATTTTAAAGATATAGATCATTCTTTCATTTTAGAAATTACTACTGTTGACAATCTTCCTGAACTTACCTCTATTAATCCAAATATATCGGTTAAAATGTAATATATATATATAACAATTTATTTTTAGTTTATTTTTCTGTTATTTTTTTATTTAATACATCATTATATATTTCTAATTTAATACTTAAATCTCCGATCATTGATAAATAACCATCAGTTATTTTTTTTAGATTTTTAATGTGTGTTTCAAAATATTCTTTAAAATAAGGATATACATAATCTCTTAATATTTTGATAATTTTATTTTCACCTTTATCAAGACCTAAGATTTGTGATTTTTCTAAAAATCGTTCAATAAATTTTAATTGTGACAATACATCTGAACTTTTATCTTCATCATCATCTTCAAAAAGTTTTAATATAATTTTTATTATTTTTTCCGGTAATATATCAAATATATATTTATTTAGTGTTAAATCTACATATTTTTGCGTACATATATCATTAATAATTGTATCAATGCGTATTTCATACGATTCATCATTTTCTGTTGCTGGATTTTTTTGTGTTTTTACAAATAATTCTGCTCTAATTAATTTTAATAATATATGATAAAAGTTTACACACATTGTATTTTTTACTATATGAATATATATATCATTAAGTCTATTTAACATATAATTATCTAAAATACTATTTTGTGGAAGATCAAAATAGGAATTAATATCAAAACTTAATTTTTCAAATGATTCTTTACATAAATTTATTATATTGTAATTATCTATATTATTCTTTATTTTATCTAACATTATTGATATTATTTGTGTTGGATCATTAATTTGTTTTTTCTCTATGAGTTCAAATAAATTATACCATAATTTTGTATATGTTCTATAATCATTAGGATTTTCTTGTAATATTTTATTCATTACATCGTCATACACTTTTAATATATCAATATTTGGACTAATCAATATAAAATTAGTTTTTAGATTACTTATTAACTCTTTATTTAAATATTTATTTATATTTTTTTGTATTTGTAATTCTTGAGTTTTTTTTATTTTATAATAATCGATATCTTTATATTTTGTATTTAATTGTGGTAGACTTGTATCATTTTCTTTTATATTTTGGTTTATTTCAGAAAATCTATATTGTAATTGTGGATTACCTAATTCTTGTGTTAAAAATAAAGATTTTTGTTGTAATTCTTCATATTTATTAATTTTTTGTTGAACATCGTTTTCTCTTTTAGATTCTATAATTTTATCGATATTTTGATGATATGAAATTAACAAATCATCTGGTAGATTAATTAATGGTAATGATTTTAATTGGGATGTTATATCTGTAAAAAATTTATCATGAAATTTTTCATCATTTTGTCTATAATATTGATTTAATTTAGAATAGAATTCATGATTTAATAAATATAATAATATTTTATAAATTATATCATTAAATCTCATATTATGATTTATTTTTGTTAAGCGTTTAATACTATCATTTACTTCTTGAATAAATTGTTTGGTAGATTCATTATTTATTGAGTTATTACAACTTTCTATTGTTGTATTTATTATTTTTTGTGATATATCTAATGGTCTAAAACCCATTCTATTTTTAGATTTTTTATTAGATACTGATACATTTTGTTGAAGTAATAATTTAATAATAATTTTATTTGTCTGTAATATAGCTATTATTAATGGTGTATTTCCGTCTTTATCTCTAGCATTAGTATCGGCTCCAGATTTAAATAATAAATCAAATAAATGAGGGTCTGTTTCTAAATAAATTTCATTGGGCTTATCTCCGATATTTGATGACATTATCTTATAAATATTTTTACTTTTTTCTTGTTTTTCTAAGATATCATCAAAATAATTATATAGATTTAACTTTCTATTTTTTTTAAATAATGCATATATATCTTTTTCAATATCATCTAATTTTATACCTCTAATATCTGTTTTATTATATTGTGTTATATTGATTAAATTATATTCTTCTCCTAAAGATGTATTATTTAAAATGCTTGAAGCACATATAGATACTATATTTTCTAAATTTACATTTAAAATTCTATCAATTAATTTTGCAATAGTTATTAATAATAAACCATAATCATTATCATTCACATTTATATTTTGTTTAATATCATCTTTTAATTCATTTAATAATTCTTGTAAATTTTTAAAAGTCAAATTAATAGATGACGAACCTTTAAAAAACTTATATATTTCTTGTAAAATAAATCTAGTAATTAGATATTTTTGTATTGCAATCATCTCGCCCATAAATCTACTTGATATAGGAATAATTGGATCTTCTTTATTTTTTCTATTTAAAATATTAAAAGTTATTAATTGTTCATTACCAATTTTATTTAAATCACCATTTTCAAAGTTAATTATGTCATTAGTAAATCCATCTAGACCATAGGCTAATTCTAATCTATCTTTATCAATACCATCGGGTATTTTATCAATAACATAACCTATTTTACCATTTTCTGAAGTAGAATTAATAAAAATATTATAATTTATTTTTGTCATTTGTATTAGATATTTAAATAATGTTATTTTATTTTGTTCCTTGGAAAATTTATCTTGTTTTTGTATTATTGATTTTTTAAAATCTTCATAATTTTTATAAAAATCTCTCAATTGTTCTATTTCATTATAATATATATCATTTATATTTGTTAAATAATTCTCATATATTTTATTATCAGAAAAATTATCAAAATAATTTAATGTATAAAGTTTGGCTGTATTTTTATTTATTATTTGAATAGATTCATTTAAGATATTATATATATTAGATATATCCGAAAAGATATTATTATATATTTTATTTTTTGCCATTTCATTTGTTTGGTTTTGTAAATTTGTAAATACATTAATATATATATTATGGTATTCGGATGGTACTAATCCACTATTATATATACCAAATATATTTATCACACAACTTTGTAATATGGCACTAATATTTTCATATTCATATTGTAAATCAAATAGACAATTTAATATATTTAATATATTTAATATTATTTTATTTATATCTTCTATTTTTTTTTGCGTCTTATCTAAATTTGAAATAAAAGGTTTAATTAAAGTTTCTAAATTATTATAATTATGTTCCAATGATTTATGTAAAGTTTTTATAATCATTGTTAATTTTATATTTTTTTGTATTTCATCTATAGTAGTTTTATCATTATCGGATATAATATTATTTCCTATTAAATCATATATTTTATCATTACATGATGATACATCGCGTCCAAATATAAAAGATTTATCATCTAAATTTAAGTAATTATTAATATCTATTGTTTGAGTTCTATATGTTATATCATTAGATATATCAGCTGTATTATTTAAATCCAAATCTGGAAATAAATATTCTGTATTTTTGATAGCTTCTATTTTAGAAGTATCAATTATTATATTATTTTTTAGATCTGCATCAATAGTAGATATGTTGACAATTTCATTAATATAATATATATATATTATCAAATTATCTATATTTTCACAAAAAGTTTTAACATTTTTTAGATTTTCTTTCATACTATCTAATATCCGTAATTTGTCATTTACTGTTTTTTTTGAAATATCAATATCAAAATTTATTATTTTTTCTAAATTATTATATTCCTTATATTCCATTACAATATTATCCGGATTATTATCAGGCCCCCATCCATTTTCAGTATTTCGTTCAAGATTTAATTGTTTTTTTCCGAAATTAACTTTTGTATCAAGAAATTCTTTTAATTTTTTTAATTGTTCATTTTTAATATCAAGTATTCTCTTTTGTTTCTGTTCAGGTGTCAATGTTGGTAATGTTGTAATTTCTATTATTTTTTTGTCAGTAATTTCATTATTTAATATATTTTTAATATCTTTTCCAAATATATCTTTTGCATTTCTTAATGTATTGTATTGATTTTGTATAAATTGTTTAATTTTTGGATTTGTATTAATATATTTTGATAATTCAACCGATAAATCACTTAATGTATTTGTATTTACTTTAAATTTCTTTTTTGGAAATATTTTTTTATCTATTTTATCAGGAGTTTCAATCTGATTGCCGATTACTGCATAATGCAATGGAGTTTTATATGAATTATCCACATTATTAATACCATGACCTACATCTAACAATTCTTTTGCAATATCTGTAAGCTGTAATCTACACGCTATGTGTAATGGTGTTAAACCATTTTTATCAAATGATTCCATTAAAGTAAAATTATCACGTAAAAATTTAACAATATCTAATTTTTGTCTTTTAGATAAATTATCATTTGCAATAACTACATGTAATATACTTTGCCCTTCTTCATTTATCATATCACTTGTAGTTATTCCATTTTTTATGATATATTCCTTTAATTCTAATATATTACTTTCATTAGTTGAGACATTGAGTAATAATTTTGATATTAATAATGGATCTATTTCTTTACTTGGTATTAATGTTCTATTTAAAAAAGGATTTGTTCTTTGCAATGCTTGTCCAACCTTTCCTTTATATTGTTGTTGTTGTCCACGATTCATAATATTATATATTATTACAAATGAAAATAGTTTTATTAATTTATATTCAATAAATTAATAAATTATATGTTAACTATAACATAATTAACTTAGCACATACGATAATCATCAAGTTTTTGACATTGAGGATTGATTTTACCTGCACGTGTATCATTATAACGTTTAAGTTCAACATATTTGTTACCTTCTGGTTGACGTGTAGAAGGTGATGTATGAATACATGGGTTTGGTTGGCATTGATAATATTTATTGTATACTGTCCATTCGGCATCCATTATTTTTGATGCATTAGATTGTAAAAATTGTCTGTATTCGTGATCTGAAACTATATTATTTATATTTCTTATATATTCTTCACGAACAGATGGCATTCTATAATCAGTAATAGAGGAATATCCCATAACTGCTGGGCATTCTTTATAATAATTGTCTCTAGCAAAGTTCATCTATAATTATTGATTAGATTTTTTATTTATTTCATCTTTAATTTTTGAATAAAGTTCTTCCTTATTATATAGTTTTCTTTTATTACCATCTTTATAAAAAGTAGGAATATTATATATCTTTGCAATATTATCTAAATCTTTTTTATTATATGTTTCTATATCATTTAATTTTGATAATGATTTAATTTCATTTGTTTCCATTGTGTTATCATCTTTTTGTATTAAATTACCTATATTAATTTGAGGTTTATTTCCTTTTGATTTTTTAGAACCAAATGATATTAATCCATGAATACTTTTAATCCCTTTGCTTTCTAATGAAATTTTATCTGAATTTTTATCTGAATTTTTATCTGAATTTTTTTCAAAATCTTTTTGATCTTTATTTACAACCTGTTGTATTTCTAATTTTATTTCAGATTTATGTGTATAATTTGAAATCACATCATTATTTGTATTAGTTATATCATTTATATGAGTTGGGGATATTTTAATTAAGTTTGATTTATTAGATTTATTTGATTTATTAGATTTGTTTGATTTGTTTGATTTGTTTGATTTGTTTGATTTGTTTGATTTGTTTGATTTGTTTGATTTGTTTGATTTATTATATTTTTCAGATTTTGTTTGAGATGATTTAACTGGGCTTGAACTTTGAATAGTTCCATTGTTTCCATTTGATATAGGTTCTTGTTCAGATTTATTTTTGTCATTACAAATGGTTTCTGGTTCTGGGTTATTATTATAGTTCTCACATGGAGATGTGACATGCCTCGCATCAGAAATATTTTCTGATGTTATACTAATATTTTCTATATTTTTAATATCTTCTAAATTATCATTAGAACTATTACTAATTATATCATCATCATTTGTCTTATATTTTTTAGATTCTGAATTTTTACAATCAGATTTCATTTCACCAAAATCTATTTTAAAATTTTCAAGATTTTTATTTTCTGATTGTTTATTTTCTGATTGTTTGTTTTCTGATAAATATTTCAGCATATTTTTTCCATCAACATCTTCACTATCTGTAAAATAATTAGACATACTTGTTATTTGTTGTGAATGTATTTTATTTATTTTTTTTGTTTGATTTACTAAATCTGTATTTAATTCTCGAATATCATTAATTAATACATGAAACTTATTTTTCATTTGTTTATTTATAGTTTCTGAAGTTGTTGTTATATGTAATTTTAATAATTTCATTTCATTAATAATGTATAAAACTAACAATGAAACTAATCCAAGTATTATTATAAATTTAAAATCCATTTATATAATAAAAAAATAAAAAATATAACATAAAAAAACGCTAAATAAAAATTGATTTTTAATTAGTTAACTTAATTATAATTAAATTAATTATATCATTACTAAATTAATCAAATAAAATCACATGTTACAATCACAATCTGTAGTTATTGATAATATTTATCTAAATATAAACCGTTATGATTATGAATCAGATGAAATGTTTTATTTTAGAATATATTATATTACGAATGAAATTAAAAAAAATAATATTTTAAAAAAAGAATCTAATTTAGATAATCTTATAGGTTTATCTATGATTGAAATGAATAAGCATTTTAAGAAAACAAATTATCTTCCTGAGTTTAATTTATCTTTAGCATAATCAATATTTATTGTATCACCTGGTGTAATACGGCGAGAATCATTCCACTCTTTCAAATCAACTGGAGCTCCACTTGTTAATACTGGACATACAGGACATTTCTTTTCGGTTACACATACAGGTGGATGTGGTGGTACTGGATACCATTTAGAAGGAGGTAACATAGAATAACCTTCTTCAAATGAACCTTCATCTTCACGTGTAACTGGCATAATAAAATAATCGGTGTATTGCATTTCTTCATCAGATTTCATTGGTCCAACCTCAGAACGTGTTTTACCAGATTCGTATTTAGGAGTAGTTTTGTATGTATATGATTGCATTCCTTCAGAATCAATAGTACGTTTTACACAATCTTTACATTCACCAGGTTTTAATCCATTACCAGACATGCTTGGCATACTTGGCATAGATGACATAGATGACATAGATGGAGCACTTGGCATAGATGGAGCAGTTGGCATAGATGGAGCAGTTGGCATAGATGACATAGATGGAGCACTTGGCATAGATGGAGCAGTTGGCATAGATGGAGCAGTTGGCATATTTGGCATGCTTGGCATAGATGGCATCGTAGTTACATTTGAGATAGATGATGCTGGATTTTGTACAATAGGACTTTGGACATTATTAAATTGTGATGTATTTACAGAAGATGATATTCTACTAAAAGCTGATTGTATATTTGAAGAAACATCTCCTTCTAATTTTTCTTTATCATTTGTGCAAAAACTTGCTTTTGTAAAAATATTTTCTACAATAACATATAATGAAAATAATACAATTGATGAGATTAATGCATCTTTAGTATCAATATTTGTACGTGGTATTAATTTAAGCATAATAAAAATACCAACAAATACAACAGAGTATCTGATAACTTTATTCATATTAAATAATTCTGTCATTTATATAATTAATAAAGAAAAATAATTTTATCATAATTATTATTTTTATATCATAAATAATAAATTAAATATTTTATTTTTGAGTTTTCATAGTACATATTATTATTGTTAATCCGATCATCATTATTGTCATAATTATTAATAATAATAATACTGACATAAAATGTGGATAATATTTTTTATTTATATCTTCTAATATAGGTTTAATTATTTTATTTATAATTTTTTTTTTAGTTGTTTCTTTTGATAGTTCTGTTGTTATAATATCAATAACATTTTCTGTTAAAGGTTCTAAATATTTACTCATATTTATTACTAAATATATTTATTTATATATTTTAACGACATAAGATTAGGTTAAAATTAAAAAATATATTTTCATATAATAAATATATGAATATATTAGATATAGATTTTACCAATAAATGTAAATTATATTCTGGATCAAAAAATTTTTATGTTTTACAAAAAGATAATCTTAATATAGAAATAAGATTAGATAATGTATATTTACCATTTGGTTCAGAAAAATATAATGACAACATCATAGTTAATTTTGAATTAGAAAATACAAATAATAATAATAATATTTTAAGTAAATTAAGTGTTTTAGAGAATAATATTAAAGATGGTAATATTATTTTTGAAAACATAAATAAAAATATTATATTATCAAAAGGTCTATTTACATCTATTAAAAAAAGTAAATTAGGACATATTATTAGAACACATTTATTAAAAAATACAGAAATTTATATTACTAAAAAAAATGGAGAAAAAATGTTTATCGATCATGCGAATCTACAAAATTCATATTGTGACACAATTTTAGATTTAAAAGGGATATGGTTGACCGAAAATAGTTACGGATTTTATATAACAATAAAATCCATTAAAATTAATAAATTTAGTCAATAATAATTTTTTCGGTTTTTATATCATTTATTCAACGAAAAAAAATATTAAAATTAATAAATTTTAATATTTTTTTCGGATTTTATCATTTATTCAACAATAAAAAATATTAAAATTAATAAATTTAGTCAATAATATTTTTTTCGGATTTTATTATTTATTTGATGAATAAAAAAAATTAAATTTAAAATTGACTTACTGATGAAAATTCATTAGAGTTTGATTCAGAACCTAAAGAAATTGATACAGATGATTCTGTTTTTGATTTAGTCTTTTTAGCAGACTTTGCTGGTTTTTCAGACTTTGCTGGTTTTTCAGATTTTACAGGCTTTTCTGATTTTACAGGCTTTTCTGATTTTACAGGCTTTTCTGACTTTACAGGCTTTTCTGATTTTACAGGCTTTTCTGATTTTACAGGCTTTTCTGATTTTTCACTTAAATGTTTTTCTATTTCTTTAGAGACTTTTTCAATATCAATCGCTTTTAATGTTTGGAGAGTTATAGATTTCTCCATTTCTACTGCTCTATCAAAATTATTTAATAATGGATTTTTTTCTTTTACCATTCTATAAATAGCAGCTTTATAATTTCTTGCTTTTTGCATATCGTCTTCATTATCTTTATTTAATTTTAATAATTCAATAATTTTTAATACTACTCTTTCGTGAATTTCAGATGATTGTCTGTTGATTTGTCTCGCAATATCAGAAATATTAGAATCATCTGAATTTATAGCTTCTTTTAATGTTATTGTATATTCTTCAGATTTGCTTGATACATCACGTTTATCTGATTTTAGGAAAATATCATTAACATCATTAACATCATTAATGGCTTTATCAGATGTTGATATTTCTGAATATGTTATTATTTTTCTTTCTCCAGTAATAAGTCTTCCTAATTTTTTATCTTTTTTATGTTTTGATTTTTTTGTTGATTTTTTACGTGCACCTCCCTCCATTAATAATAATGGGGTTGGTGATTGTCGAGCTGGTGCTAGATCTTGTACATTTATATTAAATTTAATTTCATCGGGTTCTACACGTTTTGTTCTATTTAAAATTTCTTCGATAATTTCTTGAGTTAAAACTGTTGAATCTTCAGATTCTGATAAAATTACTACATTTTGATTTACATCAGAATCGTCAACTATATGTTGTTTCGGCTGCGTTTCTTTATTTATTTCTTTGTTTATTTCTTCGTTTATTTCTTTTACAAAATGTGCTGTATCAAAACTGGCTGTATTTGAGAAATGTGGAAATATTAATGGATTTTCTTCATCAATTATACGTTCATCGGATTGTGGAGAAGGTATGATTATTGATACATCAACTATTGTATTATCTGATCTTCTTGAAGATACATTATCTTCTGCTACATATTCTCCTTTATTGTTTCTAATTGTAGTATTTGCTCCATTATCAATATACAACTTTACTAAATTATTAAACCCTAAATTAGTAGCATAATGAACAGGTGTATTTCCTAATTTATCTTGCATATTTAATGCTTTTTTTAATTTTGATTTGCTACAATTTCTAAATATTTTTCCTATATGTATTACCATATTGCCATGAGAAGCAAATATTGTCATATGGTGTAATAAATTTCTACCAACTTCATCTGGTGTACATATATTATGAGGGCATTTTTTAGTTTTACATAATAAATAACATGCAACATCAGGTCTACCGTCACTAAATGAATCTAATACTAACTTTTCTATATCAGAATAACCAAATAAATTAGATATTATACCACCACCACTTTGTCCATATAAATTTTCTGAATTATTGTCAGAATTTGTCTCAGATATAATATCATTTTTTTTAAAAGTGAAATCACTTATACTTGATTCTAAGTTTGACATATATATATTATATAATAAAAATATTTTAATATAAGTTATATTATTTTATATTAAAATATTTATAATAATAAATTATTTTTAATAATTTTCTAATATATTATATATAATGGCTTTAACAAAAAATGAAATGCTTTTTATACTTGCAGTGGTGGTCGCTGTTGTAATTTATTTTATGTACGTTTCACAAGAAAATGCAACATCGGTTGGTGCAGATGCAAGCAATAATATGGATACCGGTTCGGTAGATACACGTTCTAATGATTCAGTTGATACATCTCTTTCCTCTGTAATTCTTGAAACCGATAAATCATTACCACATTCTGATTCTGAAAAAGTCCTTTTACAAAAAATGACTAGCAAAAATAGTGCAAAACCAGGTGAATATAAAGAAGTTAGTTATGCAAATGGTAATAGAAATGGTAATACTAAAGATTTAGATGCCTTCTTCGAACAAGGAGATCCATTAAATTCAAATGAAAATGGTGCTTTTACTGCAAATAGCGATAGCAGTGATTTATTTGCATCATTTTCTGGTAAACCACGTAAAGAATTAAGTGACGAAGAAAAATTTAATGCTTCTGCTCTCCTTCCAAAAGAAGAAAGACAAGATTGGTTTGAAGATGTAACTCCACAAAAAATCAAAAATCGTCATCTTATTAATATTTACAGACCAATTGGTGTAAATACTGTTATTACTTCACGCAAGAACGGTTCTCTTGATTTACGTGGAAATCCTGTAAATCCTAAGACATTTGTATCACCATTCCTCAACTCATCAATTGAACCCGATGTTAACGCAAGAGGTATTTGCACATAAATGTGCAAATAACTCTTGCCTTAAGGCTGATTTTTATTAAAAATCAGCGTTAACGCTCTTAGACAGATTCCAATAGCCTTAAGGCTGATTTTTATTAAAAATCAGCGTTAACGCTCGCTGAATCTGTACCTAAATGGTAGTTGTATAAGATATAATTAATTCACACCTTTAGTAGAAAAAAATATATAAAAATTTATAAATAATATATTTATAAATTTTCTATACATAATATTATATGTCAGTAATAGATTTAACAACTTTTTTTAATACACCAGGAATAACACATATTATTTCTGATTATGAAGGTGAAAAAATACCAGATATTTCAGAAAATTTATTAATATGTGGTGATATTATAGATTCTACTGTTGGTGGAGGTGGTGATTCAACACAAATGCCAGTTAATGGTTTAGTTGGTGGTATATCAAAAAATTTTAATCTATATAATATACATCAAGTTTTAACAAAGCCTAATATCAGATTAATTTTAGGCAATAGAGATTTAAATAAAATAAAATGTCTACCTTTATGTAAAATGAAATATATGAAAAAAAAATATAAAAATAAAGAAGAAGAAAATATAAAAGATGAAATTATAAAAGAAAAAGATAACATACAAAAATTTAATAATGGTAATATAAATTTATCTACAGATACATATGAAAAATATAAAGCTATAATAAAAAAAAATGATTGGTTAGCAAATATGAATAATTGGCTACCATTTTGGAATAAATCAGTATTTGAGAAAATAATAAAGACGAAGGAAAAAGATCAATCGGGATTAGAAAAAGAAGTAGAAAAACCTAATCCAAATTATAACACATGGCGTGATACATATGATGTGACAAAATCAACAATCCCATTTTTAGATAGATTCAATAAAATTTTTGGTGCAGATGGTTCTATCGGTACCATGAGCGCTGGTAATTTATTATTTACTATACCTTTTGAAGTATTCGGTGTAGATAATCTAAACAAATATATAACAGAACAAAAAATAACCAATAAAGATGATTATTTAGCATTTATTGTATTATCAGTATTTAATGCTGGTTTTAATAAAAATGATAAATCAGATAAATCAGATAAAACTTATCAAACTATCAAACAAGATGATTATTTACATAATACATATATTAACGGTTTATTATACAAATTTTATAAAGCAATTGGGAAAGAAAAAATTAATTTTATGGGTTATTATAATTTAGCTGATAAATTATATGTATTTTCGCATGGCGGTATAACATCAGATCTTATTGAGACGCCGTCAATAAACGACTTACAAGACCAAATAATAAAAGATTATGACAAAATAACAAATAGCGAAGAAGCTTTTCAACCTTCTCAAACAGGTGGTGCTATTAATGTTACAAAAAGTTTTACAAAAGACACAATTACAAAATCTCTAGATACATATAATCAAAATGTATGTAAAATTGTTCAAAAATTTATGGATGATTTTTATCAGTGTATTGAAGATCAATACACTACAACGTTCACAGATTTATCTGTTTATACTTATAAGCCATCAAAGGATATGTTATTATTATTGAGTTTAAGTGCTCCATATAGACCAGATAGACCAGAAGACGTAAAAGATATGTTTGTCACGCGTAGTCCAATTAATCCAGGTATTGTAGAAATAACAAAAAAAGGATTTGTTTGTAAAGATACACAATTAACACAAATATTTGGTCATGTTCCAAAAGGATTTGGCCCAACATTTTTTACATTAAAAATGGGCGATAAAAAATCATATCTTGCGAATATCGATATGTCACAATCATTTAAATATAGTGGATGGGCTGGAACGACTAATGTTAAAATTATTTTTACTAGAAGTACAAATAAATTTACATTACATTATGATTTAGATATATCAAATGACACAAAAATAAAAAAATCTGAAAAAACATCAATAACAAATATTGTTTGGAAAGATGACAACGGAAAATATATTTTAAAAAATATTGATGAACTAGGAGATAAAAAACTTACAATTACACAAACATTAGATGAAATTTTTACTAATGAAGAAAAAATTAAAACAGAATTAAAAGATATAATTGGAAGCAATTTTATACTATATCATGGTTATAATCAAACAAATCAAGCACATGTATTTACTCTTTCTGATTCAATAACCAGTTATAATAAAGTATTAGTTTTATATAAATCTACAGAAAGTCAAGCAGGTGGTTATTATGAAAAATATATGAAATATAAATCAAAATATCTGAAATTAAAACAAAGTATTATTTAAAGATATTTTTATTCATATAAATATCTGAAATTAAAACAAAGTATTATCTGAAATTAAAACAAAGTATTATTTAAAAATTGTTTCGTCCTTAGACTCAATAATTTTTATTCTAAGAGGGAGTTTGCTTAAGCAACTTCCCTCTTAGAATAAAAATTGAAAATAATAAGTTAACTTAGTAATAATTAAATTAACTTAGTAATTACAATATGGCCAATAATAATGATACTACAAATAATAAGAATATATTTAATGATAATATATATGATATATATCAAGAACTTATAAATAAATATATTGAATATTATAAAAAAACATATCCAGAAAAAAATATTAAAAACATGTTTCAGGATATTAATTTTGATGATCAAACCTCAACAAATCATATTATGGAAATGTTCTATTTTGAAATGTTAAAATACAATAAAATAGATAATAATATTTATGATTCAATAGATGATTTAAATAATATATCTGATACAAAAACAGAATTATATGGATTACAAATAAACAATAAAGATATAAAATGTGTATCGTATTCTGTAATATCTTTATTAATAGAAGTAATAAATAATAATTATAAAGACTGGATTCTAATAAACTTAATTTAATTTTTTTAGTTAATTTATTTTGTTAACTAAATTATATTTTACCTCCTAAAAATTTAATAAATTCTATAGTTTTTATAGTGTTTGTTAGACTTATTAAATTAATTTCATCTATTTGTTTAATTAAATCACTAAATAATAAACTCAATAGGTTTTTACCATAATCAGTTAACATATTAAAATCAGTTTGTACTCTATTAAAACTAATCCCGTCTAATATAACAAGAGCCTTTTCTAATGCTTGCTGTATTGATTGTGTTTTTTTAAATTCAGTAATATAACTTGTTGTGATATGTTTACCAAGATCACCCATAAATAATTTTATCGATTTATCAATAAATTTACTATCAAATAACCAATCCTGACGTTTTTTATCAATATAATCTTCAATAAATTTTTTGATTTTATCATTCTTCTTCATATTTTTTTCTGGTAATCTATATAAAATACGATATGGATCTTCTATATGAATTATCAAAAATTGTGGCAAATTTTTATCAAAATCATCATATTTTTGTATAAATTTTACTAATTCATCTGATAATATACCTTTATCGAAATTACTTTTATTAACATCATATAATCCATTTTTATGAGGGTATATTATAATTTGTATTTTATCTATCATCCGTTTTAATATATCAAAATCAAAATCATCTAAATATTCTTTATATAATTCTTCTTTACTTTTTGGTTTATCATCTTCTTTTTTTGGTTTATCATCTTCTTTTTTTGGTTTATCATCTTCTTTTTTTGGTTTATCATCTTCTTTTTTTGGTTTATCATCTTCTTTTTTTGGTTTATCATCTTCTTTTTTTGGTTTATCATCTTCTTTTTTT